GCATCGATCTCAAGTAATGTGTCAAGAGAATATAACTTTACGCATTAGACTTGATGTAATGACTGAAGTTCTTACAGGGTCCTCCGAATGAGTGTCAAGAGAAAAGGGGTTGGCGGGGCTATCAACCATGTGCGGCGTAAAGACGCATTCGTTTAACTGTAAAGTGCTTGCGCTTTTACAGGGAGAGTGTACCTTTGCGGTTAGAGCGGAGTTGGGAATGCCCGGTAGCGGCGGGTACAGAGAGGACCTTTCATCGGGTTCGGCAGCCTAACCTACTTGCGCGGTGTCGAGCATCGCACGACGCGGTGTTCGCTAACACGCGAGGGCACTATGGACGATCGAACAACCATACTAATCACGGAGCTTGCGACGTGGAACGGTCGTTTGTCCGCAACCATCGAAGGCGCTTTGATCGATCTGAAGTACGGCCGCGTCGAACAAGCGACCAAGCTCCTGACCGAGAGGCTAGGCGAGTACGACGCTTACCGTGACGCGGAATTCACCAGAATTACAGGTAGACCTGTTCCTGCAATCTAGTGCAGTCAGCTGCCCGGCCATGTGCTGGTCAGCTTGCGGCACTTGTGCCGATAGGAGAGCAAACAATGATCGCGCTCACAATCGATAGCCGCGACTACCCCATGACGCGACGCGGACGCGTTTGTCCGTTCTGTCTCAAACAGAAGGACCATGGTTGCTTGGCATGCTGGCCATGCTACCGCGAGCAAGGCTTGCGCTACGGCGAAACAGAGCGCCAACGCGACTTGCTTGACTGCCACGAATTCGGCCTCGCAAACCCGGAGTGAGCACCCATGACCCCGCACCACAAGCCGCGCAACATCACGTTGACTAAAATCGCGCGCCTATCGAAGGGCAAGCAGCCCGGTTGCTTTGTTGCTGATACCGCAGCGGACAAGGCTATCGCTGGTCAACACCTTGGTTTCGAAGTGTCTATCGCTGCGCTGATGCAATTGCGCGGCTACTGACTTGCACCGCAAGGGCCACGCCGCGAGGCGCGCGCCCTTCCTGGGCATGTCCCTGATAGGAGAGCAACATGATGTTAGCGGCAAAATACAAGACACGCGAAGGCGCAGAAAAACGCTGCGCTTCCGAGAATGCACTTGCGCCGGGTGAATACAAGCGCGGGGAAACGGCGCGCTTGTATCGGTTCACAGTGATCGAGGACCCCTACTACAAAGGGACATCGCGCGTTCAGCGAAGTGTACAAGATTAGGAGAAATGACTTGCACCGCAAGCGCCACGGCCGCGCGCCGTGACGTTTGCTGGGCAACGTCGCCCCATTTAGGAGAGCAAAATGCAACGCGGTCTTTCCCTGACTGATCTTGCGCGCAAGATCGAGGCTAATCGCGAACTGAAGCGCGACTACGTTGCGGACACATCCGCAATGCAGATGATGATCCAGGAGGACAACAAGCCAGTTCTCGAAATACCGTCTCACGGTACGTTCCCGATCATGCCGCACGCACACAATCAGATCGGCGCGCGGACGAAAATCCCGGCCACGTATTACGACCGCATGGCCGCGGACGCGCCGCAATTGCTCGCAATCAATGTCAACACGTGGTTTCGGCAGAACCCGGAAAAGCGAATGGTCCGCACACTCGGCGGTGATACCCGCGCCTTTTTGAGCAACAGGTATCAGCGTGTCGAGAACGAGCAGATTGCGGAAGCAGCCTTGCCGGTTCTGTACGATCTACCGGGAGTGCAAGTCGTGTCGTCGGAAGTGACCGACCGCCGCTTGTACATTCACTTCACTGTGCCAAGCATCATTGGCGAGGTGAAGGTCGGCGACGTTGTGCAAGCCGGCGGCATCATCAGCAACAGCGAAGTTGGTCTCGGTTCAATCAGCGTCGCCGGGCTAGTGTGGCGCTTGATTTGTCTCAACGGCATGAAGACGGCGGACGCCTTCCGCCGCAATCACGTCGGCCGACAAGTTGACGAGGGCGAACTGGAGTGGGCCGAAGACACGATGATCGCGGACGACAAGGCAATCTTGCTCAAGGTCCGCGACATGGTCCGCGCCGTGGTTGATGAAACCAAGTTCCGCGCCAATCTCGACAAAATGCGCGGCTTGACGGACGCGCGGGTTACTGGCGACCCGGCAAAAGCAATCGAGGTACTCGCGCAGAAGGTCGGCGCGAACGAGACGGAAAAGGGTTCGATCCTTCGCGCCCTGATCCACGGCGGTGACTTGTCCGCGTGGGGCATGCTCAACGCTGTCACTGCACAAGCGCACACCGCAAAGTCCTACGACCGTGCTGTCGAGTTTGAGAGCGCGGGCGGTGCGTTGCTTGAGTTGCCCGCGACCGAGTGGAAGCGGGTTCTGGAAGCGGCCTAAGCGATTAGTTGCACGGCAGACGGCGCGCGATGCGCCGTCAACCGGGCAATTCCGCCCAAATCCCAGTCAGGCAACCGGGCATGTCTGAGCCGAAAGGTTAGCTGCGCCATCGTGGAACATGCGCGCACAAGTTAACCGATGCCCGGACCCACACGCAAGCAGGAGAGCAAAACCATGTTTGTGGCAATCAGATACATGGAGGACGAATACCACGCGATAGCGGAAGCAATCGGCCCGTTCGACAGTCTCGATGCTGCTGAAAGGTTCATCGAGCAGCAATGGAAACATCACTTCCAGGACATGTGCGAGGCGTTCGAACTGACGCCGCTAAAGGACTATCGCCCATGAAAACCGAACAAGTCACCGCGCGGGATGTGCAAAAGAAAGCGAGCCCGCACTGCAGCCACTGCGGCAGTTCAGATATTCGCGTCGAGGCGTTCGCGCTTTGGAGCGAGCATCTACAGGACTGGCGCTTGACCGAGCTACTTGACGGCAACACGGCTTGCAATCACTGCGGCCAGGGTTGCGAGATCAAGTGGAAGCTGACCAACTAACAGGAGAGCAACCCATGAAACGATCTAGCCCAAAATTCACACGGCGGCACTTTGAGGCGGCTGCTCGCGCAATCCACAATCTCGACCCGTTGGCGCGTGATCCCGTCATCCAGCAATACATCGCGATGTTTGGTCGGGACAATCCACGTTTCGACCGCGAACGGTTCGTTGCGGCTTGCGTTCCGCCCGTGATCGAAGTCACGGCGGAAGGCAAACGCGCATTGTTGAGCGGAGGGCGCTAGGCCATGCGTATCGGGACAAGCCACTTCCTGAGCCACGATGCAGCCGTGCGCTACTATTTCGCACAGTACGGCGCTGACGCCCACATCGTTGTCGCGCAAAAACTGCTCGACGGCGAAATCCACATCGGCAGACCAACAACTAAAACAGGAGAACACGCCTACCTGATCGACGGCGCGACACGGTGGGCAATCGAGAGCAAATGACCATGACCCGAGAAGAACACCTTGTATTTTGCAAGCTCCACGCGCTCGAATATCTCGACGCGGGCGACGTTCAAAACGCGATTGCCTCGATGATGAGCGATCTTGGCAAACATGACGAAACGAAATCCTACAATCAGTTCATCCAGCAAATGGGCCTCGCCATCGCACTCAGTGGTGACCCCGAGCAAGCCCGGCGCTGGATCAAAGGGTTTCGCTGAACAATGCGGGCCACGGGTTGGCCTCTTAAACCCGTGGCCCTACCCCCACCACAGAGGAAAAGGCCGGGAAATTCCAAAAAAAGTTGAAAAAAATCGTGGCCAAATTGTGGCAAGATTGAAAACCAACGGAAAGCAACCATGACGAAGCGCAAAACTAAACCACGCGACTATCACGACGTAGTGGCCGATCTGGCAACCGAGCTAACGCTGTGGTTTGCCACAAAAGGAGATTTGGGGCTCTACGGAGTTCCGGCAATGGCAAGCGTCATTGTCGCGGTGACACACGCAAATGCCGTAAGTACGGGACGCGGCGAGGAGCATTTCAGACAAGGCATTGAGCTTGTCTGTCGAATGTTGCGCGAGCGAATGGAGGGGGTGCTAGACCGCGAGGCAAAACGAAACCGCCGTCCCCGGAGAGCAACCAAGGACGGCGGTGCGCGAAGTTAACCCACGAATACCCAAAGTCCCATGGTGTGAGACCGAGTAAACCCCCTATAGCATGCGAAAGGAACCTGCGACAATGCCCGACAACGTGAGCGATCCCCTGACCGCTATTGCCGACCTCCTGCTAAAGCTGACCCAAATCCATAGCCAGCAACTGGAGGCAACCAGGGCGGCAACTCTGCAAGAAATTGAAATCCTGAAGGCCCGGCAAACGGCCATCGAAAACGCCCAGCGCTCCATCTCGACAATCCCTGCGACCAGCCTCATGTCCGGCCGCTGGCCAAAACGCGACGGTGACACCTACGGTCCTAAGCCGGAAGACCGCAAAACAGCAGCGGCTATGCACTACCTAGCAACTGGCTCTATAAAAGACCCTGACGCAAAACAGGAGCCGGCCAGTGGCGACAATCCGCCAGGGGATTTACGATCTACTAACGTCAGTTGAAGTCGATACCAAAGAGCTTGGACGGTCGCGGATCGAACCGTGGCCGTCCCAGCGTCTCGTCATCGACGCGGTCGCCAAAGGACTAAACGAGGGTGTGCACGAATTCGTCATTCTCAAATGCCGACAAGTCGCGATCACGACTGTTTGCTCAGTCATTGAGTTGTTTTGGGCACTCGCCAATCCAGGGGTGCAAGGTGCTATTATTGCTGATCGTACTGACAATCTTGAGAGGCTGCGTCGCATTTTTGCAAGCCTGCTTGAAACATTGCCGCCCGAGTGGCGCACCCCCGAGCACAAACTAACGCAAAACAACCGCAACGGGCTCGCCTTTGCAAACCGATCCGTCATCGACCTGCTAGCCGCGGCAAACAATCCCGACCTGGGCGCGAGCCGCGCCATCAACATGTTGCACGCGACCGAATGCTCGCAATGGAAGTCGCTGGCCGGCGTCGAAAGTCTGAAAGCCTCGCTCGCCCGACAAAACCCGCACCGGCTCTACATCTGGGAAAGCATCGCCAACGGCTTTAATTATTTTTACAACTTCTGCCAACAAGCCAAGCAAGACCGCCACATGCGGTTTATTTTCATCGGCTTTTGGGCACAACCCACCTACAGCATCCCCAAGTCCGACCCGGACTATAAAATCTACTGGGATGGCACCCTCACCACCGACGAAATCAACCGCGCCCGCTACGTCAAAGAACACTACGCCTACGTCATCAAACCCGAACAGATTGCTTGGTGGCGGCGTGAGGCCGAATTCCGCGCCGAAGAATACATGTTGCGCCATTACCCATGGCACGAGCAGGAATGTTTCATCGCGTCAGGAAGTGGCTTTTTCCCGGCGCGGCGCACCTTGGAAATTGCCGAACAACTCACCCCGAGCCCACCCTATCGCGGCTACAAATACACATTCGATGAAAAATTCCTGTCCTCGCGCATTGACCAAATCGACAAGCCGGAAAACGCGATGCTTAAAATCTGGGAGCCACCAGAGCCCAAGGGCATCTATGTCATTGGTGTTGATCCGTCCGGCGGCGGCGGCGGCGATAGCGACGATCATGCAATCCAGGTGTTGCGCTGTTATTCTGATCGCGTGGTACAGGCCGCCGAGTTCCAGTCAAACAAACCTCTGACCTATCAATTAGCTTGGGTGCTGGCGCATCTGGCCGGCGCGTACACGGATCACATCGCCAATCTGGAAGTTACCGGTGTTGGGGCGGCAGTGCTCCCGGAAGTTAGAAACCTTCGACAACTGGCCGAGCGCGGCATTTTGCAAGGGGAGCCGGGTACAGAAAACATCTTAAACCTGATTGGTGCGGTACGATGGTTTCTATACAAAAGGCCAGATACTTTGGGAGGTGCGGGAAACGTGATCGCATGGAAGGCCAATGCCGACAATAAGTATCAAGTTTATAGTGAGTTGCGCGATAGCCTGATGCTGCGCCGCCTAGAAGTAAGATCGCCAAAACTAATACAACAAATGCAAGCCATAGTCGAAGACGATGGATGGATTGGGGCCGGACCCGATACGGGCGAAAATGACGACCTAGTGTCTGCACTGGTGCTGGCCCATCATGCTTGGGTGGAATGGCGGCGGCCGATGCTAGTTGCACGCAATCTGACCTGGGACTCAGTGAAAGGCGACCGTCCGCCCCAGGACATGGGCACGGTGCTCAGTTTTGCATTCAGTTCGCATCTGTCTATGATCAATCGCAAATCGCGCGAACGCAAGGAACGGTTCTGATGACATACTACAGCGGCCGCTGTCGTGGTGGACCAAACGAGGACTTGGTCAGCATGAAGCGCAGGGTTGATCTAATAACACGGCGGCGCACTATGAATTTCACGGCGGACACACCGCCCGATAATCCCGTCGAAATCGAGTATGGCCATTACGAGCACGTTCTCGGTCAGTGGGTGTGGCATGCCGATAGTTAGAACCTACGGCTGCAACGACTGCGGCAACTTCATTGAGGTTATCCTGACCCTGCAACAAGCGGATGACCCGCCGCCCGAGTGCCCACACTGCGCCAGGGGCGCAATGCAGCAAGAGTTCAAGCCGTTTGCTATCGGCGGCTCGACGGTCGGCAAGGCGGCCAAGCTGGCCGAGACCATTGCCGCCGAAGACTACGGCGTGGCCGACATGCAGCATGACACCCGGCACGGCGGCACCCCCAAGGTACGCTACAAGGACCAGGGCACCCCGTCGCAAGCCGGCGTGTGGGGCGCGACCGGTGATGTGATGCAAAAGGCGCTTGTCAACGGCCGGCAGACGCGCATGGAAAACGGCGGCTTTACCGGGCTCGATACCTTGCAGCGCATGCTGAAAACCGGCGAGCAGCCCGACCTGATTGAGGCATCCAAGCGTAAGGCTATGCGCGTGTGGTAGCCATGCCCATTCTCTTGCACGAGCCGACGCACGCCCGGTTATCGACCTTGCAAGAGCGTATAACCCGTATGAGCCTGGGCGAGCTTGTCCGCTACGAGGCTACACTATGGACCTGGATGGATAAGCTAAACAGGAGCAAGATGCGCAGCGAGGGTATCGTTGTTCAGTTGAACGCCATCCATCGCGAGGTCGAGTGGCGCGCGATGGACAAGGAATGGTCAAATGCTGCGCATTCCTGACAAAGATCTAGGCCTATGGGTCAAGGAACTGGCCGACGAATGCATGGCCAGTTCCGAAGAACGCGGCATGATCTACAGCCGTGGCGCGCAATACTACTATCAGGGAACCTGGGACAACAAAGCGGCCATCTACAACAAAACCAAGCCGTTCGTGGACAAGCTGGCCGGGTTCCTGATGCAGCCGACCGACGTCCGGTTCGCCATGGTGTACGACACCAGCCAGGACGACAGCGTGCTGGAGCGCGCCCAGTTGGTCGGCGAAAAACTCTCAGCCGACTACCGCAATACAGATAGCGACATTACGTTCGCCGAGGGCGTGGTGTGGTCGCTGATCAACGGCTGCGCCATTCTCAAGCACATTCCGACCGAAGATCACGGCTTCAACGTCGGGCAAATCCATCCGCAGAATTTCGGCGTGCTTGGTGAAACCACCATGGCGCTGGATGAGCAGGAGGCGTTCTGTCACGTCAGCTATCCCACCATCAGTCGCTTGCGCGGCATCCTGCAGGGCCACCCGCGCTACCGCGAGATCATGGATGAAATCGAGGCCGGCCGGCGTAGCGACCGGGACGCGGAGCAAGCGCCCTCGTATTTTCATCAGATGGTTGTCGGCGGGCTGCAGCCGCTCGGCGACCCCGGCAGTTCGCCCCGCTCCGAAGCGGCCGGCATTGTCAACGTGTTCCCCATTCCCACCCCGTGGCGGCCCAACCGCCGGCTGACCCCCACCGTCAAGCACTGCGAGCTATGGGTCAAAGATAGGGATCGCGACGGCGACTATACGACCATCCAATGCATTTACGGCGACGAGCCCATCATCATCGAGGGCGATAAAACCCGCCGCAACATCAGCAAGGTCCCCGGCCGGCATCCGTTCGTGAAAGTGCAAGCGCAGCCGACACCCGGCTATTTTTGGGGCCGGTCCTGGATTGCCGACGTGCAAATGCTGCAAGACGTGCTCAACCGACGCATGCGCGACAATCAGGTGGCCTGGGAACGCAATTCACGCGCGCCGCAAGTGTTCAGCGGGTTCACATCGATCACCGAGGAGCAATACTTCAAAATCGTCAATGAGGGCGGATTTATCAACGATCCGAATCCCAACGCCAAAGCGTCGAAAATGCTTGAGCCGCCGCCGCCGAATTACCTGGAGGAGCTACAATTCCTGTTCCAGCTGTTCGACGAGGCGGCCGGCTTTACTCCGGTGATGTCCGGCCAGGGCGAGCCCGGTGTTAGGGCGGGTGTTCACGCGCAGACCCTGGTGCGCACCTCGACTCCGCGCCTGATCGATCAGGCCGCGCGCATCGAGCGGCAGCTGGCCGAGAGCGGCTACCTCGCCCTGCGCATCATGCAAGCCATGGACGCGCATATCTACACGACCGGCGATAGCAAGATCGAGTTCACGTTGGGGGAAATCCCCGACGATTTCCAAATCCAGGTGGACAGCCACTCCGCGTCCCCAGCCTTTGCCGAAGACAACCGCCAGCTGGCCATTGCCCTCGCCCGCGCCCAAGCGATCGACAGCGAAGATCTGATCCACATGCTGCACCCGCCTGGGGCGGACCTGCTCCTATCCCGGTTGCGGCAGCGTAAGAAGCAACAGGCGCAAGCGGCACAGCAGGAAGAAGCCAAGCAAACCATGAAAGACGTGTTGCACCTGCCCGACCGGCAAGCGGGAGGTAGACGAAAGCGTAGCTAGGGGTGTAGCTTGTTGTTTGCTTCCCAGTCGCCCCCGACCCTGGAAGCACACCGCCGCCCCCGTTGTCCCTCGTGCCCCCTGTGAGCGGGGGCGGCATCCATAGCCAGAGGGGAGAGCCGCGTGCTGTAGTCCTTGGACTTTTGCCCTGCGGGTCGGGATCGGCCCGCTAAACAGCGGCACCTAAGAGGCGACCATGTCGTTTTTGGACAGTCAGCAGGACGCAGCGGAAGAAGGCGGGCCCCCCTCACCTAGCGGCCCAGCTACCAGCGGTGGCCCGCCGTCTGGCGGCCCGCCCCCTGGTGGAGGCCCACCGGGTGGCGGGCCGATCCTCGCAGCCCTGGCCAACCGGCAACGCGGCCAACAGGTCAGCGCCCCCGGCCCCGGCGATCAGGCGAGCTCGATGACGATGCTTATGCAAGCGGTCGGCATGATGAACCAAGCCCTGCCCGGCCTACTCGGGCATCCGGCCTATCAGGACGTGTTGCGCGGGCTGCAGCGCATCAGCCGGCACTTGCCACAGGGCTCGCCCGCACTTGGTGTGCAGCGCAACCAACTGCAGGATTTGCTCCGCAACGTGGTCAAAAACGCGATGTTGTCGCGTATGGCCGGCCAGCAACAACCGCGGCCGGGAGCCAGCCCCGATCAGCCCGCCGGACCCGCGCCCGCGCCGATGCCCTCGACGCCTATGCCAGGATCGTGATAAAGGCGGAATAGCAAGGAGGTACTCATGGCCCAGAACCGCAGCTATGATCCGCCCATCACCACACCACCCGAGACCCCGCCACGCACCGTTCTGCAAGTCGACACCCAGTCCGAGGTGAGCGAGTGGGGCGCGATCCCGAAAATCGTTCCCAAGCCGGAAGGCGGCGTGCCGCTGCAGCCGTCAATCGCGGGAAAGAGCAACAACAATTAGGCTTGAGCTATGCCGCGCCAAATCACGGATGAAGAGTGGAATTTTTTACAGGGCAAACGCCAAATAGCAGATTTCGCGGAAAATCTTTACAACGATCCCGAGCTTTCCCGCGAACTGAAGGGAATGATCAAGAAAAAGCATCCGCAAATGCGGATCGACGATTACGACCTGGAGCAACGGGTCGAAGAGAAGCTAGCCGCCGAGCGGCGCGAGCGTGAGGAGCAAGAGAACGCCCGCCGCAACGAGGAAGATCAAAAACATTTCCAGAGCGTGCGCAAGAGAACACAAGAACAATACGGCTTTACAGATCAAGCCATGCAAGACTTGGAGAAGCTTATGGTTGAGCGCAACGTCGGCGACTACGACGTGGCCGCTCAATACATGGCCAGCAAAGAACCGAAACCCAGCGATACCTCATTCGATCACGACGGACGTTGGCACCATGAAAAAGTGCCAGGGTTCGCCGAGATCGCAAAAGATCCCGAGGATTGGGGCCGCAATGAAATCTTAAAGGCGTTGCGCAACGACGAGGCGCGGAACAAGCAACAGCGGTTCTAATGACCCAGGGAATTAAGCGGGAAGCCTTCCGCAAAATGACCTGCAAAGTTTGCGGGACAGAAGTGATTGAACGGCAAATTCATAAGCCGAACGGTCACCGCGGACTTTGGTATCTGCCGAAGAAATATTGTTCTGAACAATGTCAAGCGATTGGTCGCACACTAAATCATCTACCAGAAAAAACGAGTGATCGGATGCCTGGGAAAAATCAATGGGGACGGAAAAATACCCTTCCTATTCGATCATGCGTGACGTGCAACAGCCCAATTCATCCGAGACAGCACATTGACAAACTCGGAAGAAGCCGAGGTTGGTATGTTCCAACAATGTATTGTTCAAATAAGTGTGCCGGGATAGCGCAGCGGCCTGCTTTAAGAGCAAAAGCGAAAGGAACTCTCGACAAACACGGATATAGAATTTTGTCGAGGCTCAATAGCGGTCAGTACGACAATCCCATGTACCAGCAACCCGAACACAGAGCAGTAATGGAGAGGGTGCTTGGCCGTAAGCTCGAAAAGCATGAGACCGTTCACCACAAGAACGGCATTAAGACCGACAACCGCCCAGAAAACCTTGAGTTATGGAGTGGACGTCACGGCAGAGGTCAGCGGGTAGCCGACCTTACCGCCCACTTTCAACCAGTGGTATGTATCTCGTCAGATGTAGTGTCTGGATACCTATCGCTAAGTCATTGAGGAGGCTCACATTCCCATCCTCGGCTCAGGTTTGATCCCTTCCGGCCCGATCGGCCTCGAATTGGAGGCAACCGTAAGGCGAGTGTTCGCCCAGATGGTTGTGGTGCTAATTTACCGCCAGAACCCACTCCTGGCTTTACTTTTGCGCAATGCAATCAGAGCGAGTGGCGGCGTCTCGCCCTACACACAGCCGGTGCAGACCGGCCAGTACGTCACCAGTAGCTGGATTGGGCCGGCTGGTCAGTTCAACTTGCCCACTGACGTGGCCGCAACAGTCAACGCAGAATTTAACCTCTGCGCTTTGGCAACTCCGGTTAGCTCTCTGGGGCTCGAACAGTTAGTTACACAGGACGCAATCGCCGTTGCCTCCCGCTTGATGTTGAAGCTCAACGACCTCAAGAATTCAGCGCTCAACACGTTGTCCACCGCGCTGTTTAGCTCGAATGCCGCCAACGCCGCGCTGCAAATGTTTGGTCTGCTCGACGCCTACGATGACGGCACTACGGTCGCGACCTACGGCGGACTTTCGCGCACGACCTATCCAACCTGGGCCGGCCTTAAAGTCGCAACGGCCGGCGCAGTGCTGACCCGCGCCACCTTCATTCCAATGCTGCTCAATGCCGCCAAGCATTCCGGTGGCGAGGCACTCGACTTCGTGGTCATGTCGATCGAAGACTGGACCACACTCATGACGGACTTCATGAGTGTTGAGCGCTACAACAATGATCCAACAAGTCGGTGGGGAAAAGACGATCCAGTCAATTCCGGGTTCCGTGGTTTGTTGTTGGGCGACACGCCGATCTTCTTTGATTTGAATTGCCCGAAGGGCACGGCGATCGGATTCAACTCCAAATATATCACGTTGGTCATCCACGAAGACGCAAATTTTGCGTGGACCGGGTGGTATTCAACAATACCCCAAGGACAGATCGCGTCTGTCGGTCTATCACTTACTGCTCTCAATCTTGTTTGCTCGAAACCGTCAACCGGCATCCTGATCCAAGGCATCACTGGAGGTGCAACATTTGGACCCGCTCCGCCGCCCTAACCAGGATAGGTCGCCCGCCGTCGTCTGTAGCGCGCGGTGTCGTGCCGCCATCACCGAATTGCGGGCCATTACCGCCGGCCTCGCCTGCGCGGTCGCCGCATTACGTAATACCCGGATCACACTGGAACGATCCGGCCTATTGGCAGATGCCAAGAAATCCAACGCCCTGGAGCGGCGGGTTCCCGCTTCCGCGCACCCCCTGGCCGGGCGAGAGTGAGACGCGCGCTGCTGGCACCGGGCTGATTTCGAGCGGGCCATTCCCGTGCCCGCCACCCTGCCCGCCGCCGCCGTGCCCGCCGCCTTCGTGGTCGGGTGGCTCTTGGCCCCAAGCCCAGCTTAGTCGTCGGAGCCGCTGATGGGCGAACCCGAAACGGAAGCCGCACCCAACATCAACAGCATCACGCCCAATCACGGGTTGCTGAACACAGCCACCGCAGTCACCATCGGCGGCAACGGCTTTACTGGCGCAACCTCTGTCACCTTTGGCGCGGTCGCCGCGACCAACGTCGTGGTCGTCAGTGATACCAGCATCACCTGCGCCACGCCGCTCGTGACCGCCGATCAGGTCGTGGACGTCACGGTCGTCACGCCCGGCGGCAACAACACGATGTTCAACGGCTTCACCTTCGAGCAGAGCAAAACGGACGCCTTCTTTCCCGCTTTCGTGCCGATCATCCCGCCACCGCTCATTGGCAACCCACCCCCACCCGCCTTTCCGCCCCCAGCTATCCCGCCGGCAAAAGGCCCATTGGTGGGTCCGGCGATAGGCCCCGCGCCCGTCCCGCCGTCTCTGGCCGGCGTGGTACAACCACAATTCAAGACCGGCAGCGCGACCGCGCCGGCATCGAGCGGCTACTGGCCGCAATTCACCACCACGACCGCATATGCCGGTTTCCCGAACAATCCGCCGGCCGGCGTGCCTATTGTTTTTTCCAACATTTCCACCAATCCATCATTGAGCGGCGGTGTCTGGACCGTGGTTACGCCGCCATCGACGGCGACCGTTGCGCAGATTACACTGAACGGAATGTCAATTCTGGTGCCGCACGATGTTGAGCCAATATCAGTCGGACACGAGGAACCTGCTGAACGACAGTCAGGGGTCGTTCTTTCAAGACGTAACCCTGACCAACTACATCAATCGCAGTCGGCGTCGCATAGCCGCAGCAAGCGGCTGTCTGCGCGTCATTCCTCCGGGCACTCAAACCGTTCCTGACCAGGAAATCTACCCATTCGCCGCCTGGAATTCGCTCGCCCAACAAGCCTTGCCGGGTGTGCGCTCGATTCTGTCTTGCCGCTCGCTCGCCGTGGGCATCGGCGGCAAGTGGCAACAGGACGCGGCAGGCAACTGGGCCATTCGCGGCGGCAGCTGGAAGCCGGTTTGGCGCAGGCTTGTGTTCACTGACTTTCAGGCGAGGATGCGCATCTATGGCCGGACTTTCATGGGTACGATTAGCGAACCCGGCTGGTATGCTCAATTCAACGAGGGTCCCATCGGTTCGCTCTACCTCGCGCCCATTCCGACGCAGTCGTTGCCGCTGGAGGTCGATCTCACATGTATTCCGGAAAATCTACTCACGGATAACGATCCGGAATTGATCCCGTATCCGTGGACGGACGCGGTAGTTTGGTGGGCTGCTGTTTTGGCCATGCTCCAACAACAACGCCAGCAGGACGCCCAGGCCATGGCCGTGGCCTTCAATGCGGAGATGCCATTCGCTGCAGCTGTGGTCTGTCCCCAGATGGTGCAAAATGTGTATGGGGCCACCGTTCGGTCAGCATGACACATGGCAATCCAAAGCGCGAACCCGTTTGAAATCCACACGGTGGGCCAGTGGAAGGGCCTAAATCAGCAAGCACCGCGCGGCTCGATCGACGACGACGAGGAATTTTGGAACGAGAACCTATTTGCGATTGGCCCCGGTGCTTTGCGTTCTTGTTGGGGGCACGGGCCTGCGATATATACCGCACCCAGCGGTACGCAAATCTTGCGCATCTTCTTTGGATTTATCGGCGATGCCACACCCCAATTTACCGCCCCGCCTCCCGGTCGCTACGGCTGGATGTTCCTCAGTGACGGAACAATCGACCAAGTCGATCTCGACACGCGGGCCGTCGTCCATATCGGCACTGCTTGGAACCCCATCAATCCGCAGTATTGGGCCAGCGCAGTGGTGTGGCGGCCTCAATACTACGGTAGCGTTGCCGGGCAAACCGGCGGTGTCCTGTTTGGAAGCCCCCAAGGAACGAGCTCTGGTGGGCTCTACGCCTGGGACGGAACCACCCTCTTTCCGCCCGGCTCTACCGCGCCCGACTGGTTGACCAACCAGCAGGAGACCGCACCCGGCCCACCGATCTACACCATGCCGGTCGGGTTGCCCGGTATTTATTCCATGGAGGTCTACCAGTCGCGTTTATTTGTTACCGGCAAGGACGTGATTTCCTTTTCCGCGCCCGCCAACGGCGCGGATTTCAGCACCACGGACGGCGGCGGTTCGTTCGGCTATTTCGGCAACAAGCTGACCTACGCATTCAATGATCTCGCCGCGAGCTCGGGCTATCTGTACGTGTTCGGCGATAGTTCCATCGATATGATCGCCAACGTGCAGCTGGCCGGTCAGGGCACGTCAGCGAGCCCGTTCACCACCAACATGAACTATCAAAACATTGACCCGCAGATCGGCCAACGCTTTCCGCGTCCGGTCGGCCGCGCCAGCCGTTACTTCCAGATGTTCAACGGGGCCGGCATCTACGAGGTACGCGGCGCGGAAACGCGCGAAATCGGCGCGCGGGTCACCAACATCTACAACACGTTGGACACATCAACATTCCTGCCGACCATGTGTCCGGCGACGATGTTCGGCTTCCATATTCTGTTGTGCAACGGCATGTTCACTGATCCGTGGGGCGTCAAGCGCAATTTGTTGTTGATGTGGCACCCCGGCCAGAATGAATTCTGGTCAATCGCCTCGCAAAATCTCAACCTGACACATATCGGTGCCTACGAGCAGGACAGCATCATCACGCCCTACGGCACTGACGGCACCAGCCTGTATCAACTGTTTGCGCAGCCGGACCCGGCATTAATCAAGAAACTCTCCACCAAATACTTGCGCGGCGTCGCCCAGAGTCAGTTAACCATCAAGAACTGGAAACGCCTGTTCCTGGAATTTCATGACGAGTTCGGCGGCGGCGTCTCGTTCACCGGCAAACTGGTCACCCATGCCGGTGGAGTGCCCGGCGGCAGTCAGGACATCGGTTTTGCCATGCCGCCGGGTGCCAAATACGCCTTCGAGCCCTACGCCACCGAGGGCGCGGGCATTGCCGGGGCGGTCGATTTGGAAAGCATCTCCCCCGACTTCACGATCGAGCGATTGCACTTGGGCTTTGAGGCGCGTACCCTGTTCGGTGCTTGACCAAAGTAAACCAACCAACCCAATAGGGGAGAAGAGATTATGGAACAGCACATCCTAGAGGCAAACCGTCGCCGCCGTCGCGGTCGCCGGGTCCGCCGCTAAGCCCTCCAAATGGCCAGACGTAGACGTAAGCGCATGGTGCTGGTCCCTGCATCGCGCAAGGCCGCCCGTGCAAGGCGTCGTAAGCGGAGATAGTGATTGGCCGTTACCAGAGGGGCGGGCAGCAAATTCTCCGACATGATGCGGCGGCAGTTGCAGGGCGCGGCCAAGCGTCAAGGCACCTTCCGCACACCAAGCTGGAAATGGCGGCCTAGCTCCTTCACCAAACGGGCAGTGCTTCGCAGAACGAGACGACTTTAGGAGGCTCTAGTGGCACGAGGTGTCAATCTCGGCCCGCGCAGCCGTGTTGATCCGGCCGGGAAGCTGGGGCGGTTGCACCGCCCCTCGACCCGCGTCCGGAGACATCGCGGTCACCGTCAAGGTGTCGGGCGTGGCCGGCGCGGACGACGGAGTCCGTAATGGCCAAACGTGATCCGGCCCCCGGCCGTCATGGGCCGGTGTGCCGTATGCCGTGGTCTGACGGTGCGTATCCCGGCGATGCGCACCGCAGCCGCAAAACCGGCAAACGGGTCGGCCGCTCGCCGCGTCCAGGCGCGCGCACCGGCCCGGTACGGAGAGCGCGGCGTTGAACAAACGGCATCGACCGCACGACCTCCCGCATTCACCGCGGGAGAGCGAGCTACATGCGTCAGTCGCACAATTGCTTGACTGGGTGCTGTTGCCGCCCGCGATCTTCACCACGTTTCCCGCTGGCTGGGGCAAGCTCACTAAGGGCACCGCCGGACGGCTGTACGCGTCGGGGCTCAAAAAGGGCATGCCCGACATTCTCGTGTTCGACGTGATGCGCAAGGTGATCGGCATCGAGCTCAAGGCCGGGGCCAATTCGGTCAGTGCGGCGCAGCGCGACATGTTCGCGAAATTGCAGGGTGTTGGCGTTCGGGTGTATGTGTGCAAAAGCCTGGAGGACGTGATCAACGCCCTCGACAGCGCCGGCATCATGCATAGAGAGACCAACACATGGCCGAGAAGCAACGCGAATGGCCACGAGGCAGGGCGGACGGGACCAGCCGCAACTCCCCGACCGGATACTTTCTGAAGAACGAATTCGTTCTGAGGTCCGATCGCTCACTCGGCGGGCCTTTGCGGCTCGGCACCGCGCCCGGCGTCGGACCAAAAGGCGCGCTGCTCAACGGTAACTCCGATCTGGGCCTGGACCGGATCACACCGCGCGGGTTTGATCCGGCGGGGACCTCCGACACCCGCGCCCCGGCGCAGGAAGCCAGCCAACTGGTCTCACGTGAGGCGCGCAGGGGGCGGACGCGCGGGGATTAGTCCCCATGCCGCTCGCGGCGCTGCTCAATTCCAACGATCCAATTTACGCCTTCGAGCACATGATGGCGCACCGCCAGTATTTCGCGGTCATGTCACACCCACTCAGTGATTTCTCGATCTTGCCATACCTGCTCGATCCCATCTTTAACTGGGATCAACCCGCTTCGTCCTGGAACCTCAGACATCAGCAAGCGCACAACGATTTCAACGGCGATTTGCCGTCTAATTATGAGAACGGTTACACCACGGCGACCATCACGCCCGCCGCTGCGACCGGCACCGGGACATCAACCGGGACAACCAGCCTGACCATGACAGCCGTCACCGGCACGATCATGGTTGGCGCGACCGTTGCCGGCACAGGTGTTCCATCTGGGACGACGATTGTCAGTCAACAAAGCGGGACGACAGGCGGTGATGGCATCTACATCACCAGCGTTGCAACAACACTAGCCGGTGTCGCCCTGATCATAACGCACCCGCCATATGTTCAAGCCTATCCTTTGGACGGCGGGACATTCGGTATTCCCCAGTCGCAGATTTTGCTAGAAGGCATAGGAGACAATGCGGAGAGCCGATCATGGTGGACCTTCGTCAATCATCAAGAACACTACATAGCGGACAACGCGATCCTGCCGCTGCCGACAACGTCCCCAATAATAGCGGGCACGCCGCCGGGCGAGATAACGGCGTCAAATCCTTGGTGGTGGGCGAGCCGGTCGCCAGTGATTTATCCGTTCTGGTAGACCCGTGGCTGCTGACCGAAGACGACATTCCGTGGTTGTTCAAGATTTTTCGCAAAAAATACTCGCAGCGCTATGACCCGATCACCACCGAGGGCTGGTACCGCAACATTGTGCTGAAACAGCCGCTGATGTTCCTACCGCAGCGCACCCACAACGCATTCTGCTTTTCAATGATGACCATGGTTCCCTGGTTGCCATCGGAATTTTCTTGCGACATCGTGGCCATCTGCGCCGACGACGGCGCAATGTGGGAGGCGATGAAGCTGATGCGCTCCTCGATCGCGTGGGCGCGTAGCCGCAAGTGTACTTACTGGCGAATGTCGTCCGACACCGAGACCGATCTGGCCGCATTCGCGCGGCGCATCGGGGCCGACGAGGTCAGTCCGCGCTTTATGATCAGGCTCTAGCCATGGGCGGAAACCTATTCGGAAATTTCCTGGGAACCGGCGGCGGGCCGTCGTCCGGCATGGTCACCGGACCACAGCAGGCCTTTGCCAGCTATACCGGGGCGGAAAACATGATCGGCAATGCCGGCACACCGTTCAGCGGCATGCCGACCTCGACCGGCCTGACCCAAGCCGACGCGGGCGCGCGAGTTGGTGAAGCGATGTCTCTGGCACAGCAATCCGACGCCAACGCAGCCGCACAGGCGTCATTGCAAAATGCACAAAAAGGCGCGACTTCGCGCAATTTGAGCACCCTTGGCGGCGGTTTGGGCAGTCTTCTCGGCGGTGGAGGCGGTGGAGGAGGCGGCTAATGGGCGGTGCCACAAGCGGCGCGGGCGGTTTCGGCGGGGCCGGTCAAGCCGGGTTTTTATCGCCTTTCGATCAGAGCGCATTCGCCGGGGGACAAGGCCAGTCGCTGCAGGCCATGGCCAACCGCTACAATCAACTGGGCATGCAGCCATCAACCCCGGAAGGAATGGATTTAGGCATTCTGCCTAGCCTGACCGGCGGCATTCCGGCCGAGTTCCAGGCCGGGCTTGGCCAAACGCAGACCCAGGACCTGGGACAGACCACCTCATCGGCGAATAGCGCCATTCAATCCAAGAGCAATCAGGTCGGCGCGATCGGCCAGGGTCTCGGGCTGCTCGGCAGCTTCGGTTTATAGGTGCGCTATGGGCGGATTGATCGGCGGCGCGGGCGGTGGAGGCGGCAGCGGCGGCGGCGGTAGTGGCAATCCGTTTGCGTTCGCCGGCCAGCAGACGTCCGGCAGTTTCGGCGGCCAGAGTGCGCCGTGGGGAATTGGCGATCCGACCGCGCCCGGTGTTGATGTTGGCACCATCTACGACCCAACCGCGGCCGCTAATCAACAGGCTGCAGCGAGCCCGCCACCACCGCCCGACACCACCGCGCCCGGCGGGCAGCAATCGGGACCGTCGTCCGGGTCTGACCCTTCTTGGCTCAGTAGCGTTAGCAACATCCTGCTCGGCAAGGACAGCAACCAACTCGGATCGACGCAGGCGCAAGCGACCAGTACGGCCGGCGGGCCACCGACACCAACGCAGAGTGCGGGACCGGGCTGGTTCACCAAAACGCCCGACGATCAGGGGCAGAGCCAGACCAATCTGACCGGAACCAGCTTTTTCAATCCGCGCCAGACCCAGCAGCCGCCTATCCAGTTCGATCCGTCCCAGCCTGGGGGCACTCCACCCGGCTGGAGCTCGCAAGCCAGTTTGACGGCGCAAACTCCTGGTACCGCCGCCGGGGGTCCCAATCCAACGGATCAACTGCCGTTGCCGCGAGCCGCCATCAATCCGGGCGAGGCCGCCGCCGCTACCCCATCTGACACAGTTTCGCCACAATCTCCGCAAATTTCTGGAAAAACACCGACCGTTTCCACACCTGCCGCGCCCGCAGCTGCCCCCGCAACCGATCCCAATCAGTACACCTCGCAGGGCTACACCAGCGGCGGCTATGGCTACGGCGATGCGAGCGCAGCCGCCGGCGCGCCCGACACCGGAGCTACGGCAGGGGCCGGCGGCATGCCGGGCATGGGTGGCGCGGGTAAAGGACAGGCCCTAGGCGACCTATTCCAGGGCAATTTCGGGCGCTTTTTCCAGGATTTGTTCGGTGGAGGGGGCGCGAGAGCGGGTACGCCATCTCCCCAACCCGGTGCGAGCACGAATGCGCCGCAACCCGCTGCGGACACGTCCCAACCGCCGCCCGCGCGGGTGGCTGACACCCCGACCGGCGTACCCAATCCGGTCGCTCAAACACCGCAAACGCAACTCGCCGGCACCTCGACCGGCTTGCCGGATCAGATTGCGCGACCGGGCACAGCCCCGAGCCCAACCGGCGTAGCTACGGCAGCGGCACCGCGCCAACTTGGACCGGGAGAGGCAGAAGCGGCCACCCCACCGGGCGCGCCCACAGACCAGGGGACCGTAGGAACCCCTGGAACCATGACGGTCGGTCAGCCGGGTGCGGGTTTCGCGCCGGGAGCAACCGGCGGCCCGCCGGGAGACCGGCCGACGCCCGGCAACGCGCAGGCAAGCCAGAGCTACATCGCTCAGAATGGCGGTTACAGCCTGACCGGCTTCAATCGCACCAAGGGCGGCTACGGCGGGTTCAAGATGAATCCGGAATTTTCCAATCGTCTGGCCGCAGCCGGCCAAGCCTACGAGCGCGAGACCGGACAGAAGCCGCAATACGGTCTCGGCGACCGCGACCCGGAAACGCAGCGCTTTTTCTGGGAGGACAGCCGTCACGGCACCCGCTACGCCGCCGCCCCGCCCGGCCGGTCGCTGCATCAGCAGGGGCTGGCCATGGATATGCCGCCGGGCGGCTTTGACAGTTGGCTGCACCGCAACGGCCAACGCTTCGGCTTGGGATTTCCGCTTGGTAATCGCGATCCCAATCACATCCAAATGCAGGACCTGCGCGGCCGGGCCTTCCCCTACACGCCGCAAGTGGCCGAAGCCAACATGCACATCCCCGGCAGTCAGGCCCCCGTGGGCTCGCGCGCCCCGGACCCGAATTACAATCCCGGCGACTATGCCCGCGCCACCTTCCAGATTGAGAGCGGCGGCAACCCCAGTGCCAGGACCGGCAGCAATCGCGGGCTAGGCCAATTCGGCCCGCAGGAGGAAGCCCGCTACGGCCTCAACGCGCGCAATCGCAACAGTCCCGCCGCACAGCAAGCAGCGCTGCAACGTGAAACGCAGGACAACACCAGGATTTTGCAAAACTCGCTCGGGCGCGCGCCGACCGGAGCCGAGCTCTACCTGACCCACCAGCAAGGTCAGGCCGGCGGCCCGGCGCTTCTGCGCGCCCCCGCCGATCAGCCGGCGTGGAAGACGGTCCGGCCGTTCTACCGTTCCGACGCAATCGCCCAGCGTGCCATCCGCGGCAACATTCCGAGCGACAATCCGCTGCGTGGCACCCCGGTTGACCAAGTCACCGCCGGACAGTTCCGGGGCATGTGGGCGGATCGCTATAATCGTGAGGTGGCGCGAGGGCAAACACGCCAACCCACGGCAACAGCACCCGCGACGGCACCAGGACCGCAGGCGAGCACCAGAGCTATACGCCTTGCGTCTTCGTCCAATGAATTGAGCCCGGAATTGGCGCGATTGGTGGAGCAACAAAACGATGCAACACCACCGGGGATGCCGCAATTCAGTCCACGTCCGCCAAGCTTTGAGGAGGATTTACGTCAAAGAGCATATGAAAACTGGCGCAATCCAAAACGATTGCCTGGAGGCAAACTCTTGCGTGGCATGGAGAAAGGGATAGGTCCAGCAATTAGGGGCGCTGATTGGTTATGGCACAATAGGGAAGAATTAGAAAACGCGGCGAGAACCTACTACGATGCCCCGTAATATCTTCAAACAGTACGAATATATTTTGGGAACAAGATCGCTAATCCAGCAATCACTGCCCCCGAAATCCAATAAAGCGTGCCATCCCAGGAAAAATCTCCGGCTATCAAGGCCAGAAACAAAACAAGCAATGCAATGTATACCGCAGCGGCAAAGTAGTACTTTGTCGCCGTTGGGTAATGCGCCCAAATATATTTTTTCTCGCTCATGCTACACATATATG